CTGCTTGAAAATATTCTCATCTATCTTTGGTATTACTTCAAGATCAATAGCTTGTATCCCTAATTGAGTATCTTCTATAAGAGCTGCAGCTTCTACAGAAGCAAGCTTTAATGCTTTAAGTGCATCCTGATATCCTTGTAGGGCTTTACCGGCTCCCGATGGAGGCATCCCTGTTATCGTCTGCTGTGCACCATACAATTTTAATATGTTGGCTATCGATGCCTCGGTCTCTGCTATTTCATTCTGGAGTTCTTCATAGTTCTTACGATATTTATCCAGGTCTTTTTCTAATGCTACTCTTATTTGTATCGCTTCTCTCTTCTGTTCAAAGGCATCTACCATCGCAAACAGATCATCAAGCTCTCTCTTTAACTCTACTGATGCAGATTTAATGTTTTCAAATTCAGTAATGAGAATATCAGAAGCTTCTTTTGCCTTGTCGTATAACTTATCTCCAATAGTCTTTGCCATCCATACTACTAATCCAGCGGCAATAGCCATGAGAGTTAACTTTGTTCCAAGACCAAGACTTGTGATTGACTTCCCTACATGCGTGACAACAGCAAGGACTTTGCTTCCTTCTATCTGCATGATCTTTAAATTCTTGACCATCGGACTCAAAGCTCTCTGTATAACCTTTCCACCTTTTAAGATACCCTCAAAGGTAAAAAGGAATGCAGACATGATACCTAATACAGGACCGAAAAGCATAAGCTTCGTAACAAGACTAACAATAAAATCCAGAGTGCCTTCTTTTAGATTCGCTATGGAGTCTGCTATCGCTCCAATATCTTTTATCATCTTGTCTAAAGCAGGGAACGATGCTTTGTTAAGGAGCTTTTCAAACATTGATGTTGCAATGTTGTAGAACTGTATCAGATAGGGAATGAGACGTTCACCAAGCTCAATGCTTATTCTTTCAAACTCAAGCTTTACTGATTCAAGGTCTTTTACCGGCTTCGCTATACCACTGAGATACTTCTCCAGAGCGCTCTCAGTAGCCCCTCCTGGATCACTTATGGCTTCATACATAGATTTAAAGCGTTCGTTTATTTCATCAGCCTGGAAGGCTAATACGGGCATGATACCTTGTATTCTTCCTATAGCCTTCTCTACAGAAACACCAGCTTCTTTTGCTCCTGTATTCAAAGCATTGATAGCTCCAACAAGCCCTCTCTCAGAGATTATCTGCTTCCCTGCATCAGCTCCAACGTAGCCTAATAAAGCAAGAAGGCTTACCATTGTTTGATTTGGTTTCTGCATAGAAAGTATAACTCGTCTTAACTGAGTAAATACCTCTGTAGTATCTCCGGTAACACCAATAAGCGTAGAGGTCATAGCAAATACTTCTTCTAAGGACATACCCATAATGGAAGCAACCGGAGCAACCTTTGATATATTATCTGCAAGCTCAGGGATATGTGTCTTTGCAAGTCTTACTGTCTCAAAAGAAAGATCAGATATTTTCTGTTGCATCTCTGTAGAGGTATCATTATACGCAAGAGAGACAGAAGAGAGTAAGTCAACTGCTTGTGTGGTAGAAGTAAGACCAGCTGTGGCAACCTTTGAGGCAATCGTAAATCCCTGCATAGTCTTTGGAAGTTCCTGGAAAGCTGATATGTATTCATATAAACCTCCAGTCATATCCTTTACACTCTTTACTACTACCGTAGACAGATCAAACAGTCCATCTTTATAGTCTTCCATCCTTGAAGTAGTCTCTTGCAAGGACCCTTGTAAAAGTGTTTGTATTTCACCAAGACCATCGAATACCTCTGTCATAGAAGCAACTGCCGTCTGTCCAAGTTTAGATAACGGCTTGGTAAGATGTCTATCAATCACAGCAGAAGCACGAGCGGCCCTGTAAGCAAAATTATCAAGCGCTCTTAATAAACCTCCACCAAGAGCTTTTCCAGGCTTCTCAGCAGCTTTGTCAAGCATACCGAGTTCTTTCTGCATCTTCTGTATTGAAGCTTTATCTACCTGAGTACCAAACCTGATAATCTCGTTGCGTACATTTGTCATGCTCTGCGTTTCCTTGGTTTATTGCCTTTCGCTTTCCTCATCGCTTCTTCATGCGACTTGTTTATAAAAGCAACATACTCGTTCTTTATCATCGTCATGATTAAAAAAAAACGATAAGGCCAATCCAGAACTTCCAACGGATTAACACTTATCGTCCCATTCTCCCTGTTACAGCTAAACAAATAGATTCGTATATAATCAGCATACGCATTATATACCTCCTTGAAGTTCTGCGGTATGTTACCACCTCGGAACATTGCTGAACATACCGCACGGAAATCCTTCTGTTCTGCTGTTGTTACTTTCCCACTTTAGCAAAAAACTTCTGTACAACGTCTATACTCAAATCCTTTGAAGAGCGAATAAAAGCAACAATCTCTTTAGCCTTTCCAGGACTATCTTCAAATGTATCACCGATGTAACACTTCTCAATAACCGCAAGACTATTGTTAATCTGCGTCATGGTCGTATTACCACCATCTTCAAAATATTCCAGTACGACTTTTACAATCTCCGGCTTCTCAAGGTTAAGGGATACGGGAAGCTTCTTCTCGTTCTTTGAAAGTGAAATCATTTCATCAAGCGTAGGCTGTCTGAATACAAGTTCAACCTTTGGGTCTTCCAATGCTTTAGCTTCTTCAAAAGCTTTCTCCGTATCTCCCTGTACCTTCTTCTTCTCTGCTTCATATGAAGCATCATCAGGAAATTCATCTGGACCTTTATCTAATACCGGTCCGAAATCTTCAAGCTTCTTACCGGTAAAATAAAAACCAATCCCTATTCGAATCTCCTGACTCTCCATGTACTTCTTTGCCTGGGTAAACTTCATTTTGGTATCCTCCAATTATTTATTCTTCTGGGACTTCCGGTATCGTTACTGCTGCATCATCATCATCCATTGCGTAAGCAACAACCCCTTCAGCTATTTCCCAATCAGTGCTGTTAAATATATCTGATCCATCAAAGATCGGTTCTACTTCACTTGCTTGTTCATCAGCACTTGCCGTAAAGGTTATAGTACTAGCGGCTACTGTTACCGTATCACCTTTATACTTGAAGACTCTCCAAAATCCATCAGGGTCTTTAACCTTAACCAAATCTCCAGCTGTCATGGATGTTGCAGTAGTAGCAATGGTTTTGGTTGCTATACCGCTGTCATTACCTACAAAGTCAACATCATCATGATCAGCTACCATAAAAGAAAGATCAAACTCCATCTCGTCCGGCCCATCGATGTTATAAGGAACTTCAGTAAGATACACGTTATCAAGTGCAATCCCAAACATGAAAGGAATGCCGGTATCAATAAGATCGGATACCTCAAACTCCAATACAACCCTCATGGGAACACCAAGTTTAAAGATGTTCTTTCTCATTGTATTGATAGTGCTTGACAGATATACCGTAAGGCTAAGAGTTGAAGACCTGCCCTGAGGATTTACTTCAGTAAGCTTTCCTTTTGAATAACTGGTCTTCCTATCAGTAGGAAGCGCGTTATCAAAAGAGAAATCAACATTGGTTACTTCTTCCATTTCAACTTCACCAGAACCGATATCAGCAAAGACACTTGCCCCTCTGAATTTGAAATATGACTTTGAAGAAAGATTGAGTCCAGCAGCCAAGGCTCCACCATCAGTTTCGTCTTCACCAACAAGAGAAAGATTAACCTTCAGATAATCATTCTTTGCCGCAGATATACCTACGCTTGAAACTTTCAAGGAATTATATTCCATGATCTCTTCTACTCTGTCGATCTCTCCACTGAGAATAGGCAGGCAAGCTAATCCACCAGAACGAAGAGGGACATAGTAATGCGTATACGAACTATCCGAGTTATCCACAGGTGCATACTCTTTTCCCAGAGCTGCGAGCAAATAGTAGCGGATTTCATCAGGAGTGACATATGTAGAAATATCACCTTCTACATGCTCATCTAGAATCTCTACTCTTGATTTAAGAGTACTGCCAATAATTGAAGCCGCTTCCGCATAGTTCGGAACATAAGAGAGTCCTTCTGTTTCAAACGGTATGCGAATAGTAGCATCTGACTTGATTCCCCAAGTATGAGCAAAACCTAATTGTATTGCTCCATCATTTCCTACAACAAACTCACAACTCATCTTCTCACCTCCACGGTTATCTGAACCTCTAGTTCAGCTATACGTAATTCCTCCGAGTTATATTTTATCGGAGTAAAATACCGCCAACGTTGATTGTCCAACTTAAAGACACACGCGTCGATGTCTTTGTAGTTGGTATTCAACAAATCTCTTAAAGCAGATAAATATCTTTTAATTATCGTAGCACCATTAGCGCCTTCTGTAAATATAGCAAATCTTACTTCTGTGTTATTAAAATAAATAGCATTGTTCTTTTGCAGCTCCCCTGTCCTGTCAATATAAAATGCAATAGCAGGGAACCGGAACACACTATCCATCAACTGCTGTACGGTAACGTAATCGGAATAGAGGTTATCTTCAGAGATGTAAGAGAGTAGGTTCTCATCATCATACTCAAGGTTATGCGCATCAATTGTGTCGTTAAAACTGTCAATGATAAGATCGTGGATACCTTCAATAATCCTTTCGTCTGTATTAAATGAAGTAATCAAAATTCTTCTCCCATCATAAGATCAATCATTGCGTCAAACTGCCATGAAGTCATCTCTCCAGCACTTTGCGTATCACCAGTATATTCAGATGAAACACTACGGACACCTTGTAACGGTTCTTCTATAGCTATATATGGGTTGCTGGCTATCCTTACCCTGTTGGTAAATATGTAATCAGCCCCATACTCATAGGCTTCTCTTAACTCACTGTCTTCCATTGTTCCACGATCGAGCCTCATTGCTTTGTTCAATACCACAAACAGCTTCTTGTCTTTAGCCATTATCATGGTACCACCATTTACTGTAGTACCATACTGACGTAAATATCCATGTGGACTGAAAGTGTTTATGACAAAAGAATCTTGAGTCTCTTCAAAGCCTATATTCCTGTACAAAGAATCATCAGTAGCCCCGTAGTAAGGACGAGAAGAAAGAACATTAAGCGTTTCATTAAAGACATTGCGACCATAATCATTGACAATCTCAGGCATCCTCTTGGAATAATGATCAGCATAATCTTTCAGAGTCTGCCCGATACTTCCATGCCCTACAACTTCATAATTCACAACAGCATTCCTTGGGGGTTAAGCATGTCCTTAACATTCTCCGGCAAAGAAAGTTCCATCTGCTGATAAAAAGAAACAGCTGAAGAACCTTGTGTGCTTCTTGCTCCTACCCCGTTACGGAGAATCCTTTGCTTATAGTAGAGAATCGTCTCTGTGAGAGCATTAAGCAATAAGTTGGATACGACATCATCTTCTTCTATAACTTCCCATGACGAGCCGTCATAGAGCTTATATGAAAGATTAGCGGTGTCTCTCCATACTTCATTCTCTACCGGTTCAGCAGGTTCCAGTCTTTGATCATAGATAAGCGGATACTTTCCAGCAGTGTACACAATCTGCATTGAGTCGCGATAATACAATGGAACATTAATGGTAAGAAGTGTGACAACACGAGAGCCAGTATGCCAATAGTAATCGTCTCCATCAACAAGCGTCACAGTAGTATCACCTGTCCACGCTCTTGCAGGATCATACTTCACTGAAGCAACAGAAGTAACATTCTCTTGCTTGAGCTTTATCTCTTTCCTTGCATCATGAACTTCAGTGTATTGCTTGCGAATGATATTCATTCCTAGATAATCACGGATCTTTAAAGAAGCAGAGTTTATGTAGTTCTCTAAAAACTCCTGATCAGCATCACGCAAATCAGGAGCCCAATTACGGAGAACATTAAAAGACATCAGTGCATAATCTGATAACATGTTACTTCTCCACGATTACAGAATCCTTCTTTTCATTTAGCCTTTTCTTTTCCAGGATCTTTTTCTTTTCCTCTCGTTTCTTTTCTCTTGCTATCCTGTTTTGTTCCCTTACCATTTCCTCTCGTCTCATCTTTCCCTCCTATCTTCTTTATTTTCTTAGGCATCTTTTACTCCTTCATAACAGGGGGCTTGCGCCCCCATAAGTTATCCCTGAACATACATGATACATCCACCATTAATCACTGAGGCATTCGTTGCATTGTTAATAGAGAGTACCATCGGGTACCCAGGATTGTTTGCAACAAAATATCCAACAAGTGATTCGAAGGTAGTTTCAGTATCAGCAGGTAGTGCTGCCTGTTCATGACCATCAGTGGTAATACCAAGAAAGTATACCTTTGCTCCAGAAGCCATAGCCGCTTCAAGGTCATCATCGAATGTGATTGCAAGAGTAGATACAGAATCTACCTTGTTCAGCTGAAAGGTTCCGTCAGCAAGCGTAAGTACACAAAGATCGTTCTCGGCGATGGTCCCTGGATCAGAAGAGATATTCACAACCTTCTGAGAAGCAAGAGCCGCGGCAGTAGTCGTCACAACAGCAAGTGGTCTCATTACCGTAAGGGTATGAGCTGTTGCTCCAGTAGTGACAGTCAGACGAGTAATAACCGTCTTATATCCACCAGCAGGGGAAATAAGCTGATTAATAACAGTTGCGGCAGGTTCAGTTTTATAGGATACCGGATCAATCCTATTGCTATACATATTAAACATATTCGTTCTCCTTATGCGTGAAGTTTAACAAGAAGCGAGGCTTCGGGTTTTACAACCTTATAACCATTTCTCAATCTCCACCGAGTGAAGTTCTCACCGTATTCGAGATTATAAATCGTAGCGTCAAACTTTTTGACTTCCAGTCCTGCTCTCTCCCCTACCCAAAGATTCTCTGGTTTTGCATAAGCAAGAAAGGTATCCCCAGGAGCAAGCTCTGCATAATCAGGCATCAGGTGTGCTTCGATGTACGGTTTACTAGCAAGCTTACCAGGGTTCTCTCCAGTAGGAGGTGTCCAGATCATGTAGTCCCCAATGGCATTGCGAACCTTTGCCAGCTGATCAAGTACTGATTCATGGACAATCCAGTAACCGCCGTCTCTTTCGGTTCTTGCAATAGTAAGAAGAGCAGTCTTGAGTTCATCAGGCATTACACCTGAAAGGGTCTGAGCGCTTACCGTGTACGTTTTGACATCGTCTGTATTCAGCAGACCGTCATACTCAACACCGGAATCACCAGAGTCAGCAGTAAGCACGTTGAAGTCAAAGTCTTCAGCAAGAGCTTCCATAACACATTCAAGCATCAGGGAATCAAGAGATTCAGTTACCTGAATGTCATCAGCAAACTCATCGATCCATGGGATATACGCGGCAAGCGTGGTAGCCTGAAGCGTTACCCTGGTTCCGAAAGTCGGTCCAGTAGCAGAATCAGCAATCTTTGAACTATCGGACCAAGAGGTACCGGCAGAAGTTGCCGCAGTACGGGTCATGACAAACGAACGAGAAGAGAGTACCGGATAGCTGTGCTGTGGGGCAATCATCGGCATCCGACGAGTAAACCCTGCCATGTCAGAATATTCAGGCAGATACTTCAACAGCTCTCTTTCATAGATCGGGTTGATCGTAAGACCAGCATTCGTTCCACCAGGATCAAGAGGTGTGTCAATAGCATCTTTCCTGAAGAACCTTGCACGGTCAGTCTTGTCTCCCATAAAAGATCCAGGGAATACAATGTTTTTAAGCTCTTTGAGAGATTCTTCTTCATTGAAGGCAGACTTTCCAAACACTGCATACATCGCAGCACGAGTAATCGCTTTGGCTACATCTTTCTTCGTCAGCTCTTTCTCCGGCTGTGAATGAGTAAGAACATTCTTCTTCAGCGTAAGAAGCTCATTGTTGATCTGTTCAAACTCTTTCTCCAGAGAAGAAGGCATATCAGTCAGGAACTTTGTCACTTCTTCGAGAAACTTCTCTCTTTCAAGCATGTATTCTCCAAGATCCTTTTCATCTCCAGCGCCTATCTTTGCAATAGAATTAAGCTGGATTCCTTTCGAGAGCAGATCAGCCGCCCTTTTGAGTAATTCTTTCCACATAAATTTTCTCCTTGCAGTATATTTCGCTTTACTGTTGCGTATATGTTAAGACTTCAGGCTCTGTACTGTTGAAGCCGCCCGTCCTAGAACATCATAAATAGATTTCTTTTGCTCTGTAGTCGTATTATCATCCTTAGAGAGTCTACTTGTCAACTCCAATAACATGCTCTCGATAGTATCAAGATTCTTAAATGCACCAGGAACTGAATCATTGAGAACAAGTGATCGAGGATTAGCCGGTACATTACAAATAGAGAACTCCATAAGCTCTTGTCGTGAGAACTCAAGCCATGCCGGATCAGAAGGATCATCGATGAACTTCCATTCAATAGGATTGAACCCAACACTCCCTGCTCTGAGTATCCCCAGAGAAAGCTTTTGTCCGATAGACCAGCCAAAATGATCAATCGATTTATCAACAAAGTTAATTATCCCATCAAGGGCATCTTTTGAAGAGAGGCTTTCCATATATCCGATAGCTGGACGGGTACGGTCATGAGACCACAATACAACCGGATTCTTTAAATAGTTATCGAGGACCCAGCCAGAAGAAAGAACTCTTTCTTCATCTCGATCAAGACCGGAATCAGAAAGCCTGATAGAAACTTTGTTCTCTTCTCCTTCGGTCTTCTCTAACAGATAGCCTTTCTCTACTTCTACAGGATCGCATATAACACCATCCTTAGAAATATCTTTAAAGAACCGTATGCCCTCTGATCTTCCTGTTATTGAATATACATCCTGGTTCTTATGCCCCACCATCTTGACTGTTATCATCACTTCCCTCCTGAATATCGTATGTCGCTTTCTCCGGCCACCACGTGTCACCCCAGGGTAACGGCGAAAGCCCATGCCTTGCTCTTACTTCGTTTATCGTAACCTTACCTGCTTTTATATCTGCGTTCTCTCTTTCTGATAGTTTGTTCTCATCCTCTTGAAGTTCTGCTACTCTCTCAAGGGTAAACTCTCCTGCAATAGTCTTGTATCCCATAGAAGAAAAGAACTGACGGTTGATCTCACCTGACCAGAAGTCAAGCATCGGTATAACAGTCTGGGAGAATAACGCCCTGTATTGTTCATTGCTGTCTTTCCCTGATAACGCTGTCTTACCGGTCTCTGCGTTCGCTACCTTCAACGGAACACCATACGCGGCAAGGATAGCTGTACGGTTCCAGTCAAGAAGATCAATATATTTGATAAGATCAAGAGACAGCGGTGAGACATCCATATTGTTTCCAAGAACCGCTACACGGGAACCACCACTTGGTCTGTTGTATGCCTGGTTCCAATACTTTACTGCATCACGAGCCTGCTGTTCTGTGATACGGAGCTTTGCCTTTAACACAACATCAGGAACCGCTCCGTTCTTTAATGCATCAAGGTTCCCCTGGTTGATCAATCGGTCTTGCCTCAAGATGTTCACACCAGTAGAGAATAACGGGAAGACACCACGAACAGGATTGTAAATGTTCGGCATCATGATATGAAGTGAATTACTTTCAGTCAACGGTATCCGGTTGCCTTTATAGTCGTTGTAAAAATACTGTACCGTATCAGGATCACCTGAAGTATGGTAGACTCTCCGAGGATCAAGAACCGTGATGTTCTCAGGAGCACGATACCCGTTCTCCCAATACCAGAAGAACTCACCCTCCCATAGATACCACATGTTTGTTTTTAAGAATAATGTCTTTGCAGGAGAGTTACCGCCGTGGTTGTCAAAGATATGATCAAAGGCTGTAGGACGATATACTCCGTTCTCTGATAACCGGTAGTCAGCCCTCATCACACATCGCCCAATAACATTAACGGCAATCTGTACCCATATGTGATTCTTTAACTTGTCTTGTGAATATTCACCGTCAAACGGCTGTGATAAATCAAATGGATCAGAATTGGCTACAAGCGTCTCTCTGTCTGTCAAAGAACCGGAACTCTTGTTTCTCTTGAGGAAGTTAAGCATATATTAATACCCCTCCGTACTCCAGGTCTTCTGCTACTTGCGTCATAACATCAGGAGCATCATCGTGTCGGTTCTTTCCCTTTCTCTGATACGTCAATAAATGTGTGGCAAATGTAGGCCAGCGGTCCTTCCAGTCAGCAGGATAGTACATGATAGCCTGCACAAGATTCGCATTCGTTAATATCCGCGTCTCTTTGTTCGATGAATTAAATTCCCACTGTACCTCAACTGAAGCTCCCTTTTTCATTAAACGCTGTTCTACATTTAATGCAAACCCCTTACCACCATTATTAGACTCAATACGGCATCTGTCAACTTCATTGCGTATAAGCATATCAACAAATTCATCAACGTAATCCTCAACACTCTCTTGAGTATACAACACATCACGCAGAATGAATATATTCCGTTCCTCCCCTGTAATCACCCAGCCAATGACTAATGCCATGTAATCACTTCCATCATCAGCATAGTCACAATACGCGGCAACATGATCAACATCCGCTTTGTCAGGCATCTGATGCAACAACAGAAACTTGTGATACAACCTTCCCTTTACATCAGTAACCTCTTGGTTATAGTTCGCTTGAAAGATCTCTTCTTCAGTAAGCTCCTGTTTGTTCAGATAACTGTCATACGAAAACAGATCATCACAGAGCATCTTCTCTCCGTCATAGGCTTTCATGATCAGCTCGTAGTACGGCTTTGATTCCCTGCCCTGATAGTAATCCTTTAACCGCTGAAGCAAATCCCTTCTCGGCCATCTTGTATGGTTTATAAGGATCTTTCCACCTTCTTCAACCCTGCTCAATAAGGTATTGCGAAACCAGTTCCAGGTCTTTTCACTCTCGTTTTCGTTTAATGCCTCTTCAGCGTTCTTTACCGGATCATCAACAATAAGCATGTCACAGCCCTTTCCCGTTACACTGCCGCCTTTTCCAGAAGCAATGAAGTTAAAGTACTGTCCGCTTAACGCCCACTTGCTCACCGCTTTATTATCCTGCTGTAACTTCTCATGAAAGAGATCACTGAAGATAAACTCTAATGCATCAAGCTTCTCTGCTCCTATAATATCCCTGACAAATCGTGAGGTGTCACTTGCCGCATCATCATTATAAGAAGTGTACATGAACTTGTATCCGTTGTCCTTCCCTAATACCCAGGACGAGAAGAGCGTGAGTGTCCGTGTCTTGCCGTGACGGGGAGGCATCTGGATATATAACTGTGAACAACTGCGCTTCCCATACTGCTGGTCTTCCACAATAACCCACTCTCTCCCATCTTTCACAATGCGATCCTCATAGAAAGCTTGCAAGCTCTTGCACAATAACTTTAAATGATCCCTGCCCTCAAAGTAAAAGTCAGGACTCAATAACTTGCAGTACTCCCAGAAATCCCTCCTGCCCTTACTGATCATCACTTGCCGTAACTTCCCTAACCGCTCAGCTTTGTCCATCTGTGAGTAACCTCCGCTCTTCAGCTTCCAACTCCTCATCACTGAGCTGTTCATACGGGTTCTCTAATACCATTACCTGCGTGTCAACCTTCGGCTTGTGTCCAGAATAATCAGCAAGAAACCGCGCTATGTTAAGCTTCTCCCCTATATCACTGCTCTCTATAAACATACCACCAAGTTCCAATACCATATACTCAACAAACTTTAACTTGAACTCTTCCTTCTGGCCATCAGCCATCTTCTCAAACCGCGGTAACCTCGATACCTCACTCTCAAATAACTTATCTATCGCTTCCCTAAACCTATTCTTTCTCATACTACAAATCCTATCCCTTACTTAACTCTTCTGTCAACTCACTATTATTCTATCACATAAACATTACTCCCCCTTATAGAAGACATACCTGTTTTTTCTCCAGAGGTGAATACCTGTTTTTTTCTAAATTTTTCTAGTCAGGTGATTGAAGTTTTTTTTCAAATTTTTTCTGAGGGGTGAACACCTACGAGTTGTCCAAAACCGTTTTCGATAAAAGTATATCGATTGCCATTGGCAAACAAAGTCGGTATCGATAAAAGATTATTGATACAGCTGCCTGGGCGAAAGTCTAATCGATAAAGCTGTACCGTATCATACCTCTAGTTATAGGTAACTATAGGGTAGTAGACCATAACAAAGTATCCCCATACTTTTGAGTGCTTATGTAGT